GATTGGGGCTACGGCGAAGAAATCACAGTCCAGCAGACAGCCGACAGCGCAGAAGATACCGACATCACAATTAACATAGTGGACGGTGCAGAAAATGACGATTGACAGTAATACAATTTTCGCAACAGTTTATAACAAGGCTTTCCGTGCCATTATGAGCCACAAAAAGGAACGCTACACTTTCACAGGCGGACGCGCCAGCTGTAAAAGTTCATTTATCAGCATTGTTATTGTATTGCTGATTGTAATGTTTCCGAATTATAACGCCTTAATTATCCGTAAGACAGGAAAGACGCTCCGCCGTTCCGTATTTGAACAAATCGTGTGGGCTATAGATAAATTGCACCTACGAAAAGGAAACAGGAAAAAAGCGGGGTTTAAGATACCGAAAAGCGAAACGGCGGCATTGCCTATAACATATACAAGAAAAGACGGGCGCAAACAGCAAATAATCTTTGCAGGAAGTGACGACCCCGAAAAGATAAAATCTATCAAAGTTTCAAACGGCTACTTTGCTATTTTGTGGGTAGAGGAAAAAACAGAGTTCAGCCCCGCAGAATTGCAGAATATAAAAATATCAGCATTGCGCGGCGGCGAAACATTCTACATCTTTGAATCCTACAACCCACCAAGCGCAACAAGGCATTGGTGCAACAGGGAAGCGGCAACCCCCGACCCTAACCGCATGATTATTCATACCACATACGAAGATATACCGCGCGAATGGCTCGGCGACGCTATTCTGCATGACATTGAGCAGACAAAAGCGACAAACCCGCGAGCGTATGAAAATATTTATCTTGGCATTGCAACGGGTACAGGATTAAACATCTTTGAAAATATCGAATTGCGCGAAATCACCGACGCAGAAATAAAAGAGTTTGAGTGGGTATATCACGGCATAGACTGGGGCTATTATCCCGACCCGTTCATGTGGGGCGAAATGGCATACGACGCAAGAAATGCAACGCTTTATATTTTTGACGAACTCGCATTGTATAAACACGGAAACGACCAAGCGAGCGCGGCACTTGATAAGAAGCTGAAAGCCAAATACACGGGCGAAAACGGCAAACCGATATACAACTACATGGACGACTACATAACAGCAGATAGCGCAGAGCCTAAAAGTGTAGCTGATTTTCACGCTTACGGCTGGAACATTCACGGAGCGAATAAGGCAAAGCTGGGCGGTACAAAATATTTAGACGCGGGTTTTAAATGGCTTCAATCGCTAAAGAAAATTGTAATTGACCCCACCCGTTGCCCTCATGCCGCCGACGAGTTCACGCTGTACGAGTATGAAATAGACAAACGCACGGGTGAAATAATGACAGGCTACCCGCAGGGGCAACCCGACCACTATTTAGCACTAACCCGCTACGCGCTAGAACCAGTGTGGCGACACGCGGGCGAGTAAATGACTATAACAGCGAGGGCATAAAATGTTTGAGAAAATAAGGGGCTTTTTTATGAACATTCTAGGATTGTTTCACAATTATTCACTAAAGGAAATTACGGGCATTGACACAAACCTTTCAAGCGAAATGTATAACGCTATTGAATTGTGGTCGAACATGGCAAGCGGCAACGCGCCGTGGAACGAAAAAGCCCCGCCATGCGGAGTATTGGAGCAGATAGAGGGGCGGCTTGATATGCTCGTTTCCCGCGAAATCGGGCTGGAAGTAAAAAACGAAGCCATTAAAAGCGCAATGGAACACATCAACAAGAATGTAGACAAGATTGTAGACTACATCGCGCTTATAGGCGGGTGCATTATACGCCCGATTTACACCAACGGCAAATTACAGTATGAAACGCTCCCGCTGGGTAACTATCTGCCGACTACATACGATTTTGACGGAACGCTTACGGGCGCATTGATTTTGAAGCAGATACAGAACGGCTCTAAAAAATGGCTACTTACCGAAAAACATACCTACGAAAACAAAACCCATACCGTAGAATGTTCATTGTACAGGAACGAGGGCGGCTCATTGCGTAAAACGGATTTAAGCGACTGCCCGCAGACCGCAGACATAACGCCGATTTACGCGTGGGAAAAAGTAGCGTTCCCGATGATTATAGAGTTCAGAAACCACGCCGTAAACAAGGTAGACGGCTCTAATGTTCCCGTTCCCGTAATTGCGGGCGCGGAAGATTTGATTAAGGACGCGGACGAACAGTTTGAGCGCATGAACTGGGAGCAGAAAGGCGGCGAAATGCGCATATTTGCCGACCGTGATATGTTCGCAAAACGGCAGAAAAGGAACGGCGAAGCGACAGGCGTAAAAATGACACCCGAACTAAACCGCCTTTTAGTACAGGTCGAGGGCGACGGAAGCACCGAGGGAAAGAAAATCATCGAACACGCCCCGACACTGCGGACAGCCGCACAAAATGAAATGCTCCAGCAGATACTGCGCCGCATTGAATTGACCTGTAACTTAGGAAAGGGAACAATTAGCGACATGGAGAGCGTACAGCAGACCGCGACACAGTACAGCGGCGGACGAAGCGAACTTTACGCAATCGTTGACAAAATCGAGGACGAAATAGAAACAAAATACCACCACACGGCGGCAGTATTGGCGCACATGGCGGCGGCTTACGGAATCGGCGCGAACAACGCAAACATAAAAGTGACATGGAACAACGACGCGACCCGCAAAGACGAAACGGCGGCTAAACAAATGGCATTACAGGAAATCAGCGCGGGCGTAAAAAACAAATGGGAATACCGCAAAGACTTCTACGGCGAGGACGAAGCACAGGCAAAGGCAAACGCGCCAGTAGAACCAACACCCGCAGACCCTTTTAATTTTGGAGCGTAGAAAATGGCAAGAATGAACAAACAGAAAAAGGAAATCACAAAGAACGACCGCGCTGTATTGAACAGCTTGCGCTATGCAATCAATCATTACCCATTGCACCGCCGTATAGTATTTGCATGGCGGATTTTGCGGGACAAGTTTTAAAATGCTATCGCCGCGATATTTGGACGGTTTGTCCGATGAAATCATAGAAATCTACTCACAGCTTGAAACCGACATATTGCAGGATATGGCGCGACGATTGGCACGAATCGGCAAAGTAACGGACGCTACAAAATGGCAAGCGCAGATGTTAGCAGAAGCGGGCGGGCTTAAAAAGAACATCGGGCGGATTTTGGCGAAATATGACAAGGCGATAGTGAAGCAGATTAAAGACATATTCACAGACGCGCTGGAAACAAACGCAAGGAACGACAACCTTATATTTAAGGCGGCAACAGGTCGCACCGTTTCCGCGCCGAACGCCCAGCAAATGCTTTCAACAATTCAAAAATGTCACAGCGATTTATCACGGCTCACGCTTACCACGGCGGCAACGACAGAAACACAGTTCGTGCAACAGGCTAACCGCGTATATATGCAAACACAGTCGGGCGCGTTCGATTATGATACCGCAATGAAAAACGCGGCGGACGAACTAAGCAAGCGCGGAATAACTACGGTTCACTACGAGAACGGGCGACCCGTCACCCGCTCCATAGAATCAGCCGTCCGCATGAACATACTGACCAGCATAAACCAAACAGTGGCAAATCAGACATTGAGCAACGCGGAAGAATTGGGCGTTGAAAAGTTCGAGGTAACGGCACACATGGGAGCGCGCCCCGAACATGAAGCATGGCAAGGTAAGATTTACACAAAGCAACAGCTTTACACCGTTTGCGAATTGGGAAGCGTTACGGGATTATGCGGCATAAACTGCAAGCACTCATTTTATCCATATTTTGAGGGCATGGAAGAACACTACACGCAGGACGATTTAGACGAAATGGCAAGCGAAAAAGTGAACTTCAACGGGCAGGAAATGACACGCTACGAGGGCGAGCAGAAACTGCGCGGAATCGAGCGGAATATAAGGCACTACAAGCGCGAAGCACTGACACAGGAAGCGGCGGGCGTAGACAACACTAAAGCGCGGCGGAAACTCGGCAAATGGCAAGCGGCGGCGCGTGATTTTACCAAGCAGACGGGAATAGCCCGCGACAGCGCGAGGGAATATGTAGGAACGAGCGGAAAACAGCCTAGCGGAATTGTGCCAAGCAGAACACTACAACCGCCAGCACCTACCCCAACCACGAAACCGACAACAACGCCAACGATAACACCGAGCGTCGCAACCGCACAGGCAACAGAGGAAAAACTAAAAACTCTGATTGATAACCCAAAAAGCCAAGCCCGCGAATATGCGGAACTGCTAAAGATTGAAAGCCGCCCTGTATTTGCATTTGAAAAACAGCCAACAGAAGCGGATATTATAGCAAGGCTGGCGGGCGGCGATAAAACAGGCGGCAGTTGTTCAAGCGTCGCAAATGCCTACATCGCAAATAAAGGCGGTTTTGATGTATTGGACTTTAGGGGCGGAAAAAGCCTTGATTTATTCGCAGATAGAACCACATCGCTTGAAATGGCAAAGTTTAACGGCGTAAAGAGTTTTACAGTTACGGAAACAAACCAAATAAAAGCGGGCTATGAATTATTGAGCCACCTAGAAGTCGGCAAAGAATACAAGCTGGGCGTAGGTCGTCATGCGGCAATCGTAAGAAAACTAAAAGACGGAACGCGTCAATTTTTGGAAATGCAGAGTTCGGGAGTAAACGGCTGGAAAAACTTTGAAGAAAACACATTCAAAGATAGATTTGCTTGCAAGATACGCCGAAAATATTATCAGACGGCGTATTTAATCGAACTTGAATCACTTTCAAAAAGCCGCGAGTTTATAGAGTTAATGCAGTACCTAAATACAGCAGAAAGCGCACAAATTAAAGGAATTGGGGGCTGGGCAAAATGATTTTTGAAAAAGAATCTGACGAAAAATTGATTTATTGGGTAGACCCCGAAGACAATAGAGAAGATACAATACTTTTTTCATTCGACGGAAAAACGGTGTTTAATTTTTGGACGGACTACCCCGAAAAACTGACCGCCGAACAAATAAAGATTTTTAAGAAAGAGAACCCGACACTAGCGGCACTAAAGCCAATATACAACGGCTAAAAACAGCCCCGCAGACGCGCTACAACCAAGTTTAAAACTTCTTTCTAGCGAAAATTGACAAATTATCCGCCGACACAGAAAAACAAGTTTAAAACTACATTTTTCAAAATCAGCCCTGCAATGGTGCAGGGCTTTATTTTTGCCCGAATGACTATATCGACAGAGGGCAAGAAATGGCAATCACACAAAAATTATTAACGCCGAACGAATACAGCAGACCGCAGACACCAATAAAGGAACTGCGCGGCATTGTAATTCATTGGACGGCAAACCCGCACGCAAACGCGGAACAAAACCGCCTGTTTTTTGAAGCAAAAAAAACAGGCATGGGCGGCTATGGTTCGGCTCATTACATCATCGGACAAGACGGCGAGGTTTTACAGATAATCCCGACGAATGAAATAGCGTACCATTGCGGAACGAATCAGAAAGACCCAGCAAGCGGGCAGTTTTACACCGACTACGCCCGCAAGAAATACGGACATTTTGCCGTACATTGGCAGACTACAAGCCCGAACTTTTGCACAATCGGGATAGAACTTTGTCCGACCGACTACGACGGCAATTTTACGGAAAAAACAATAAACGCCGCCATTGATTTGTGCGCCTACCTGTGCAAGCGGCACAAACTCACGGCGGACGACATCACGACACATCACGACATCGTAGGCTGGAAAGACTGCCCGCGCTTATGGACTAGAAAGCCCGAACTATTAGACGCTTTCCGCGCAAGCGTGAAAGACGCTATCACAAGGGGGCAAGCATAATGTGGGAAGCAATAAGCCAAGTATTGACCAGCGCGAACTCATGGGAAGTATTGATTTTTCTAGCCGTAATCGTGATTTTTGCAATCGTTCTTGTAAAAAGCGGTACGGTCGCAATCAATACAAAACATCTGCGAATCGGACAGGCAGAAAAAGAGCGGGAAATCATACGGCGGCAAGTGGAAGCCGCACACGATTTTATTATGAGCATTGAGGGGAAAATCCCCGAAAAACCCGAATACGGCGGATATTTCACAAAGTACATTTTAGAGCGCGTCTACGACAAAGTGATTGAATGGGTAATGTTCAACCACATCACAGATACGCCCATGTATGTACAGGATAAACAGGCTACAATCTGCAATTTGGTCTACACATTCAGCATAAGCGAGGAATACAAGACCCCCGAATTTAAAAACCGAATGTGCAACTGGACGGCGGAGCTGATAGCGCGGCTCGTAAGAACCCGCGAATTATACACAAAGGAGAACTAAACGAATGGAAGAAGCAAAGACAACAGAAACACAGGAACAGAAAGAACAGCCGAAAAGAAACAAATTAACATCGGCTAAATTATGGGTAACGCTTTGGGCTATCGGCATGGTGTCATTTATCGTAATCGCAAACAGAATTGATTTTATGACAATCGCTCAGCCTTTATGTTTTATTCCGCTCGGCTATTTGGGCGTGAATGTATGGCAGAAAAAGATTTATGAGGACAAGGCAAAATGACAATAGCGGGCTGGATAATTACGGGGCTTGCGTTCGCGCTGGTCGCTACATTGGGAATCGGAGCGACCGCCCTAAACATGGAGCGCAAGCGGCACGAACGGGAAGAAAATAAAATTAGACAAGAGGGGGCGGCAAATGCACAGCACACGGCGGACATCATCACCGAAGCGGAAAAAATCAAGAATGACGCTAACACTGGCAATCATTCTGACGATTTGCACACTATGGCTGAACAGTTGCACAACTACGCGCACGGCGGAAAGTAAGCCCGCCCCGCAATACTACCCGCCCGACCCTTACGACAAAAACGGCGATTTAGTATGGACTGAAATAAAGGACGGTGAAACATTTACGGCGAACGAGGACGGGTTGTTTCTGCCTTTTTGGTATTGGCAAAAGGTTTATGACTACATCGTAAACACACAGGCGGCGCAGGAAATCCGCGAATGACTATATAAGCAACAGACACCTACGGCGGGAACGCACCGCACCTCGCGCCCTGCCGTCTTTTTTTTTGCATACAACGCCATTTTTACAAATGACTATGTATATAGCGGCGAAACGGCGCGTAATCCGTTTCTATCCTATTGGCTGGCAAGCCGTAAAAAATGCGTAGGGAGATACACACATGAAGCGTGATTTTTTGGAAAGTTTGGGGCTGGAATCCGAAGTAATCGACAAGATTATGAAAGAGAACGGCAAGGACATCGAGGGCGTAAAGGCGAAGTTCGCCGACTATGACGACATCAAGAAACAGCTTGAAACCGCCAACACAACGCTGGAGAAGTTCAAAGACTACGACCAAACAAAAGCCGATGTCGAGAAGTACAAGACAGAGCTTAAAAAATCGCAGGAAGAAAGCGCGGCAAAAATTGCCAGCTTAGAGCGTTCGGGAAAAGTAAAAGATTACCTTTCGGGCAAAAAGTTTGTAAACAAAATCACACAGGACGCAATCACCGCGAAAATGTGTGAAGCATTGGGCGCAGACGAAAGCAAGGGAAAGAATCTTGATGATATTTTCGCCGAAATCACAAAAGACCAGTCGGACATCTTAAAAGACGAGAACGCACCGACCCCGCCCGTAGTTCCAGCAATGGGCGGAAAAGGCGGAAAGTCAGACGATGACGCACAGGCGCGGGCAGTAATGGGCTTGCCGCCGAAAAAAGACTAAACAGGAGAATTTAAACTATGGCTAATCAGATTGCAAAGTTTAAGAAGTATGTAGCACTTCTCGACGAAGTCTATCAGAACGAATCAAAGACCGCCGTCCTCGAAAGCGACGCAACACTCGCACAGGCAGGCGCAAACGCAAACGAAATTGTTATCCCTAAGCTCGACATGGACGGCTTGGGAGATTATGACCGCAACAGTGGATATGTAAACGGCGATGTTACAATGACTAACGAAACTGTACAGTTCAATTATGACCGCGGTCGTAAGTTCAGCATTGACAACATGGATAACGAGGAAACCGCAGGGCTTGCCTTTGGTAAACTTGCCGCCGAGTTTATCCGTACTAAAGTCGTACCCGAACAGGACGCTTTCAGATTTGCTAAATATGCAAGTTTGGCAGGCACAAAGAAAAAGGAAACCTTGTCCGCTGGTACAGATGTACTCGCCGCATTGCAGACAGCAACCTCCGCAATGGATAACGACGAAGTACCAAGCGAAAACCGTCACTTGTTTATTACACCAGCCCTTCTCATTGCGGCGCAGAATGTAGACACAAACAAGAGCCGCGATATTTTGGGAGCATTTGCAACAATTACCAAAGTACCAACAGCCCGCTTTATGACATTGGTCGGATTGCTCGACGGTAAAACATCGGGCGAAACAAAGGGCGGCTTTACAAAGGTTGCAACAAAGTTCAAGGCAACAACCGACGAAGCAGTTGTCGACGGTAAGACATACTACACAAGAAGCGGCGCGGGCACATCGGCTTCACCTTATGTATTTACAGTTGTCGCAGAGCCAGCAACTGCAAGCATTGCGTCATACTATGAGGTAGACACAGACGGAAGCCACACACTTAACTTCTTGATTGCCGAAAAATCCGCAATCATGCAGTACACAAAGCACCGCGTTGACAAGGCTATTCCACCTGAGGACAACCCCGACGCTGACGCATGGATTTTCAATTTCCGCGAGTATGGTCTTGCGGATATGTACGAGAACAAGACAGCGGGCGTTTATGCCAGCTATAACGGTGCAGACATCAAGCAGGAGATGAAAGCATGAAGATTGTAGGTTATACACAGCCGCAGACAGTAGCGGCACAGAAAGCGGACGACAAGCCGAAAGACGAAAAGAAAGGTGGAAGCAAGCCGCAGGGGAACAAACCAAACGGCGCAAAAACGAGAACACAGGGCGGAAGCAAGCCGAACGGTGCGGATAAAGACGCAAAGCAGGACGGCGGAAGTAAGCCAGCGGACAACAAGCCGAAAGACGAAAACAAATCTGACGGCAATAAATAAGGAGCGGGCGGAATGTTCGAGAATGTAAACTACACATATTATAGCGATACTCTAGGGCGTTCCGCCGTTCCCACCGAAGCGGACTTTAACAACTACGCCGACGACAACAAAATGTTTTTGAAACAGCTTGTAAACGACGGCATAGTAACGGAGCGGGAAGAAAACGGGCTTGATATTGCCGTATGCAGAATGATTGAAATTGATTATCTGACAGCGCAGGAAGCAAGCGGAGCGGTGGCAGAAAACGGCGGGAGCGTAGCAAGCGAAAGCATTAACGGCTATTCGTACAGTTACGACAAAACCGCCCAGCAAGAAGCTGTGAAGCTGAACGCCAAGAGCGCGGCGGCTAAGAAAATCGACATCATAAAACTGTATAACGACTATGACGCGGGGGTGTGCTAATGCGAGCAATCCCGCTGAAACTGCTTGTTCATTCATGCACATTGAAGAAACAGACAGGACTAGACCGCAACAGAAACCCGACCTACACCGAAACCGTATTGAAGCGCGTCCGAATCGGCGCAACCTTTCAAGTCTTGCGGGGCAGTATCGGGGAAACGAAAGCCGACACCATGACGCTGATAATTGACGCTAAAAACACGCGCTATGAAACGGCGGCAGGGGAACAGACAGCGGCAGTTATTCCCGCACAAAATGACGCTATAGAATGGCAGGGGCATAGCTTCACCGTTAGGAGCGTTACACCATGCTACGCGCAGGGAAACGCCCCGCACCATTGGGAGGTAACTCTTGAATAAGGACGGCGGCATAACTTTTACAGTCAAAGGGAACTTTGACACACAGGCGGCGAAAGCGAGAATCAGCGCGGCGATACACAAAGCGCAGATGAAACTTGACGCACAGGTTTTAGCAGACAGTAATTTTTATTGTCCGTTGAAAGAGGGGGCGTTGCAGAAATCGGCGATTATTAACACCGTTATAGGGAGCGGACTTGTAAAGTGGCGTACACCATACGCACACAGTCAATATCACAGATTGGATTTTGACCACAGCCAGCAGAAAAACCCGAACGCCTGCGCAAAATGGTTTGAAGCGGCGAAAGCGCGGAAAATGGAGCAATGGAGAAAACTTGTAGATGATACAATCAAAAATAGCTGAAACAATAAGCGAATGGGTAGAAAACGCCCTAGATTTGCCGTTTACAATCTATTGCGACCTTATCCCCGACGAAAACGCCGACGGCGCGTGTGTACGGCATGACCCGACACCAGCCGCAGAAAAACGCTTCACGGACGGAACGCGCCTAGTGGCGTGGAACTTCACATTTTATACAAGATGTAAGAACGCGGCACAGGCGCGGGAGTACGGAAAGCAGATAGTAGACAAACTGGACGGCGCAACAGTAACAAGCGCGGAAGAAATAAAGATAGACTGCGAAGCGGTAACGCTCCCGCAATTTATCGACACGGACGCAAAGGGGTTTACAACCTATGCGGAATCCGTCAAATGCACATTTTTAGAGGAGTAAAAGACTATGGGCGATTTAATTCATAAATCAAAAGTCGTTCCCTTTTTGGGAAGAAAGGGCGAAACCCCCGACTGGACGCAGATTAAAAAATCTACAACTTTCACCCTCGCGCTCAACCCGCAGACAAAGACATTTGACTTTATCAGCGACGAACAGCCGACCGAAGAAATTGAAAGTTACCAGCCGAACCTTGCGCAGAGCCTTACCATGTTCAAAGATGAACCCGACTACGAGCAGATTTTTGAAATGGTGGACGAACTGCCGACAGGCGAAGCGGCACACCGCCCCGTGCTTGTCGTATTCTATAAGCATACGGCAACATACACCGACAGCGACACAGAAAAAACAGTTTATAAGGCTTGGAAAGTTGACGCACTTGTCAAACTTAACCAAATGGATACGGTAAATGAAAATATCGACTTTGACCTTGGATTTAATAACCGCGAACGGGGCGCGGTGGAAATCGTAAACGGCAAGCCGTCATTTATCAAAGGCACAATCAACAACGGCACATTTACGCCCGCAGAATGATTGACCTAACAAAAAACAGGTTGCCCGAAGCCGTAGAGGTTGACGGCAACCTTTACCCCGTACACACATCTTTTAAGTTTTGGCTTACATTCCAAAAGAACCTCAAAAACAAAAACACACCGCCCGCCGATTTTGATTTTATGTATATGGGCGAAAAACCGCGCGACAAAATAAAAAGCCTTGCGGCTTTAATTCTTTTCTGCAACCCGCCGCACATATTACCACGCTCACAAAACGACAGCGGGAACGCATTAGATTATAAAATCGACGCTGATTATATTTTTGCGGCATTTATGGAGCGTTACGGAATCGACCTTGTAAAATCCGATATGCACTGGTACAAGTTCAACGCCCTTTTATGCGGATTACACGACACAAAACTAAATGAAATTATCGGCTATCGCGCATACGAAAACAAGAGCGGTAAACAAGACGCATACAGCCGCCAAATGGAAAAACTAAAAGCCGCATGGGAACTGCCACTAGAAAGTGACGAAGAGGACGAGGACTTAAAGGCTTTTGAAGCGCAACTCTATTAAAGCGACAAAATGACTATAAAAGCATGAGAATAATATCAGATGAATTGTATGCAAGTCTTATTAAAGAACTTGCAAAAAATGAAACGGTGCGCATTTTCCAGCAATTACTATTTGCAGAAAAAACGGAAACAGCGAACGAAACCGAATCAAAAAATGAACAAAACAACGACACAGGGGGCAAAGAATGAGTTACGCAAGAGTAACACCGCGAGCGCGGACAGGAACAACGGGCATTAGCGAAGATTTAGACCTTACAGCGGGGCAAGGCGCATGGATTAACCCGCCCGACCGTGTAGCGGCGGTAACTGTTGCCGTACATATCCCCGCAGGAAATACGGCACGATTTACGATTGAAACATCATGCAACAGGGCTGATGTAATCGGCGAAAACGGTACGGGCGGCTATTGGGATAATCCGTATGGCGACGGCGTAGTTTTGACAGAAAACACAACGGTCATGCTGGCGAACGCAGTAACGGGAATCCGCGTAAACTGTATAGCCGCAAGCAGTAAAATAAATGTTTGTTTCGTGGGGTAATTTATGAGCAGATACGACGGATTGATTATCCCGCGAAGTTACAGCGAGTACATAAACAAAACGGACGCGGCGACGCTATCACAAGCCCTGCGATTGTCGGGGGTGGTGCAGGATAAACCCGCAAAAGAAAGCAAAAGCCCGATTGAAAGCGGCGGCGTATGGAGCGTAATACACGCAATTTCTCATAATATCCCGCGTATAACACCGAAAGACATAACGGCATACATAACAGATGGCTCTTTTTGGGAAAGATTAGCGGGTACAAACGGCTATGCGCTTTTTGAGGATATTTATGTCGGCGATTATTTCAAAATGAGCCGTGCAATATCGGCATACGAGCGCACAGGGCAGTATCAAACTACAGGCTCGCAGTATGTAACCATTGCGGGGCTTGATACGATGATGAATAACGGCGACCAAGGAAGCGGCGTAAATTATCATCATGCCGTCATGGTTGCGGGGCAAGGGTTCGGCGGTACACAGCATTTCGGAAGAAGCCGAATGAACGCGACAAACACCACCGAGGGCGGCTATAAAGCAAGCGAAATGAATACGCTTGTTTTGGGAGAGGTAACAAGTACAGGAAGCACGGCGGCGGACGCGACAATTAACCAACAACTCTACGCGGAGTTTGGCTCGCATTTGAAAACCACCCGCGAATTGGTGGCAAATGCAATCAACGCAACAGGCTACAACCGATTTGGAAGCGCTACGGGTTGCGCTAGTGGCTGGGAATGGATAAGCGCACAGGCTATTTTAATGAGCGAGATTGAAGCCTACGGTTCTATTGCATGGAGCAGTGCGGGATATGATACAGGAAACGCCAATAGACAACTCCCGCTTTTCGCTTTCAGCAAACAGGCGCAAAATAACCGTTCGGCGTATTGGTGGTTGAAAGACATTGCGAGTGCGGCTTATTTCTGCGATGCCCGCGACGGTGGCTATGCCGCCTGCCGCCTCGCGAGCTTTGCGAGCAGTTGCGTTCGCCCCCGCTTCATAATCGCGTAACCTGCAATCACCGCCCCGTGCGGGCGGTTTGCAGGAAAATATATTTTTTTAAGGGTTGAATAAATGAGCGTACTAAAGAATCTGCAAGATTTAAGCGATTTGGAGTTTTACAAATGCGCCGAAAAATTGCAGGACGATATAACCGATTTTTGCTTGCGGGATTTTGGATTGAAGAAAAGCCCGCGAAGCGTAAAACAGGTAATAAAAAATATCGACGAAAAAGACCAAGAGGAGATTAACGCGATATTTGCAAAATATGGCAGAACGCCGAACCAGCAATTTAGAAGCGAATACCCCGAATGGTTTTTGAAGAGCCGAAAACTGAAATTGATAAAACATACCGATACGCTCATAGGTTGCATAATCGAAGCAAACTTGATTTATGCCGTAAGTATTACGGGCGATATATGGACGACACCTATATCATACACCCCAACAAAGATTTTTTGAAAACTCTACTAAAAGAGATTGAAGAAATATGCGGGCGTTTGGGAATCGTAATAAACAAAAAGAAAACGCAGATTATAAAACTTTCGCAGGGCTTTACATTCCTAAAAATCCGCTATATCTACGGCGAACATGGAAAAATAATCAAAATCCCCTGCCGTAATTCCATAACACGGGAGCGGCGGAAATTAAAGAAATTGAAAAACTTTTCTCTTGCGGGGCGCATAACGCCCGAAGAAATCTGCGAGCAATACAAAAGCTGGCGCGGGAATCTGATTAAATACAACGCATATAAAAGCGTTCGTTCTACGGACGCATTATATAAATCTTTATTTTGGGGGCAAAAATGGGAAAATCCAAAAAAACGGAAATCGACCGTGAAAGAATCGAAAGCGAAATAAGGACGCTTCAATCAAAGCTGGACGCGCCAACTAGCGACATCGGCGACTGGAAAATCATCAAGATTTACGAAGCGCGGCTTAGTGGCGAAAGCGACCCTTACGATCATGAGGAATTAAAAGCGGCACGGCAAGCAGTGCGCGACAAAATCAACGAACTACAGGCACAACTAAAGGGGGCGGAATAATGCAAGCGGGGTTAATTCTATCGCAACAGGACATTAAAAAGATTATCGCCGAACATTTTAGAGTAAGCGAGGATAAAGTCATAGCGTCCAAGTATTCATTTATTGTGGTACAGGAAACAGACAAGCCACACGAAAAGAAGATGTAAAAGCACGGGGGAGAAATCCCCCGCTTTTTTTTGCCCGAATGACTATAAAGGTATGGCAAACGACGGCGAAGTAAACATAGGAACGAAAGTAGACGAAAGCGGGCTAGACAAAGGCTTGCGGAGCGTCAAGAACAAAGTAAACAACACATCAAAAGACCTCAACAAAGGCGCGAAAGCTGTAAACGGATTAAAAACCGCTTTTAATGAAACAGGCGGAGCGGCGGCAGGGTTCGCCAGCAAAATGGGGAGCGTTGCGACCAGCGGCGGCGGTGTTGCCGTGGCAATTACGGCGGCGGTAATGGCGGCAAAAAAATACATCGAAACACTCAAAGAAGCAAATGAAGCCTACGAGGTGCAGGAAAAAGCAGAAAAGGCATTGCAGAAAGCCGCCGACAATAACCCGTACCTTAACGGCGAGAGCGTACACCGATTAAAGGAATATGCAAGCACAATACAGAGTTTCAGCAACTACGGCGACGAGGGAACAATAGACATAATGGCACAGTTAGCCAGCACAGGGCGCACGGAATCCGAGATTATGAAGATAATGGGCGCGGCGGCAGACTATGCGGCGGCAAAACATATAGATTTGAAAACGGCGGCGGAATCGCTCAATTCCACATACAGCGGCATGGCGGGAACTATGGGGCGGCAGATTGCCGACATTAAGGACTTGACCGACGAGCAGTTGAAAAACGGCGAAGCAATAGATTTAATTGCAAGCAAATACAAAGGGTTTGCACAGGAAGCGGCGGACGGCGGCACACAGGCAAAAAACGCGTTCGGCGACTTCATGGAATCGCTGGGAAGATTAGCAAATCCGAGTTTTGAAGCATTGGACGCAAAGGCTAAAGCATTTTGGGAATCAATGACAAGCCACATGGACGGCTTCAACAAGGCACTTGAAAAAGCCCGCGAAACATGGGTAATCGGCGGAGATTATCAGTGGAGCAAAGGCTTTGTTAAAGGAATAAATGAAAACTTAAAGAGCGTACACCCGACTAAAAAAACAATGTACCTTGAAGATAACGCGGAAAGTTTGAGCGATGAAAATATACGCCACATTACCGTTTATCTTGAAGCACAAAAGAAGCTGAACGACAACGAGCGCGAGTTTTTACAGATTTTGAAAGATGAAAAAACACACCGCGAAAACAGGGCGAAAGCCGCCGCAGAATATACGCAGTATTTGGAAAAATGGCGTGGCGCAAGCAAAGAAGAATTGCAGACGCGGCAGAAAGCCCTGCTTACAACCGAGTATAATTTACAGGAATTAAAAGCCGTAAATGATGTACTGAAAGAAGTTGAAAAACAGGAACAGCGAAACCAAAAAGAAGCGCAGAAAACAGCGGACGACTACGCAAAAGACAGCAACAAGAAATTGCAGGCAAGCCTTGAAGCGTTGGAAGTTGAAGCACGGGCAAAAGGGCAAGCAGTAAGCGCGCAAGACAAATACAATGTATATCTGCAATCATACATTGATTTACTCACCAAAACAGAGGGAGCAATCAAAGAGGGCTACCCCGTAGAACAGAAACGCCTTGAACAATTACGGGAAGCAAAAAAAGCCGTAGAAGAAGCGGCGGACGCAGAAGAAAAACTAGCCGCCGCAATCAAGCTGACACAAGCGGCAACGGACGCGCTCAACAGCGCAAACCGCCATTTGACCCCAGCGGAAGAACTGGACGCGGAAATAAAACAGCTTGACGACATCAAAGCAAAAATCGAAGCCATGAGCGACGCGGAAATAGCGGCGGCACAGGCTGGAGCGGAAACACAGCTTTCTAAATCCCAGCTTATAGCGGGATTGAACGAAGCTGAAAAACAGGCAACGCTTGCGAAAGTAGAAGCAATCACCGCGACGGAAGAAAGCTGGTGGGATAAATACACGAACCAGCAACAGCAACTTTTAGAGATGAAAAAAGCCGTTGACGAAAGCGAGGTATTGAGCGAAGAAGAAAAAGTCAACGCGCTAAAGGCTATTGATGAATCATACAGCAAGAGCAGAAAACAGCAGTTTGCAGATTTGGCGACACAGATTAAGGGCTACGTCGACCAAGTTGTAGATATTACGAATCAAGCCGCTAACCTTATGCTTGAAACTTCCAAGAATGAAGCGACAGCAGAACAGGCGGAACTTGAAACGAAATACCGCAAGGGCGAAATATCCGAAGAAGAATATAATAAAAAGGTTGCGGAATCGAAAAAGAAAGCCGCAAAAGAACAGTACAAAATACAGATGTGGCAGTGGGGCGCAAGCATTTTACAGGCTACGGCAAACATTGCTCAGGGTATTTCTATGGCAATCGCACAGGGCGGCGTTGCTGGATTGATTACGGGCGCATTAGTCGGAGCGGCGGGAGCGGTTCAAATTGCGTCTATCATTGCCAGCAAGCCGACCCCGCCAAGTTTCAGCACGGGCGGCATTATCGGGGGAACATCGACACACGGCGACAACATAGCGGCAAACCTTAACAGCCGCGAAATGGTAATGAACATGAACCAGCAGAAAGGATTGTGGGATTTTATCAACGGCGGAAGCAAAGGCGCGGGCGGCGGTACAAACATCGTTATAAACAACAGCGCGTCAAACCTCGTAACCGCACAGCCGCAAATCAGCAAGGATAAAATAGAATTGCTGATTGACGCTCGCGTAAACGACAGTCTTAAAAACGGACGCTACACCAACGCTTTGAATATGGCACAGCAGGGAGCGGCGGGCGATTATTACGGAATCTAAAAGAAAAGCGAAAGCGTACAGGGGGCAGATATGGCGCAGAATTGGTGCGAGTATGTAAATACGGATTTTTACGGACAGGACGGCAGATATAAAGACAATGTTGAAAAAGTAGAGTTCAAGAGCGGGCGCGAAATATCATATCTAAGAAACAGCGTACCGAAGAAAACCCACAGCCTAAACCTACGGTGCAAGGATAAGGGAACGCCGAAAATTGCGGGAAAAACAGAGTTTGAGCATTTTCTATACTGGTTTGAAAACACCGTGAAAAGCGGAACAATCCCATTTTATCTAACCGACATCGTAACTGGAAGCGGGACGAAACTTTATAAAATCGAAGTAGACGGCTGGACGGGGCAGAAATACAAGGAAATCAGCATAAAATTAAAAGAGGAATAGGCGCATGAATATTTACAGGCAACTAGCAGAGGGCGGCGGCTATAATCTGCCGTATTTGGTGCATTTGTACAGCCCCGACGGAGCAACGCACATTTATCTGATTAACGACAATCAAGATATGACCTATGGCGGGCAAGTTTATTCTGCAAGCAATTTCACATACACCCCGACCACCGACGGCGAAGCGACCTTTAATGTGGAATTGGTAGAACACGACGAAATAATAGAACTGCTGGAAGATTGCTATTATTTCCGCGTAGATGTAATAGGAGTGTTCAACGGCGACGAAGTAGAACCTATTGCAGTATACAAACATAAATACGGTGAAGCGACATGGAGCGGCGCAAAGCTGGAAATGAAGCTAAACAAAGACGATAGGGGCGGAATGACATTCCCAGCATTGATTTTTAATTCCTACAACAACAGGGGGAACAATTAAAAATGAAATACGATGATTTATTGAATATCCCTTTTAAGAAATTCGGGCGCGACAAAAACGGCTTTGACTGCTACGGCGTAGTAATGGAATGTTGCAAGCGGGCGGGAACGCCGCTAAAAGATTTGTACGGCGATATTGTAGATTTACCAGCCGACGGCGTGAATGACTATATAAGCGGGGGATTGAATGTTAGGGAAATACCCGCCCCGAAAGTCGGCGGGCTTGTATATTCAATCTACAAAGGCAATGTTCATGTGGGTTACATCGTAGAACGCGGAAAAGTTCTACACGCCACAATCGACAAGGGAGTAAAAATATCACCATTGGCGGCATTGCGCCCCATAGCATTTTATGAGGTTCTAGCAGATGAAAGCCACATTATACAAAACACTATCGAACGAAAAAACACCGATTGAAGTTAAGGCGGGGCAGACAGTAAGGGAAGCCCTGTCCGATTTTGACCTTGAAAACGCAATCATTTTAATAAACGGAAAAATCAAGAATCCCGATTACAGGCTGAAAGAAAACGACACCGCTACAATAAGGCTCACCCCCAGCGGAACGACTGCGTTAATTGTAACGCTGGTGGTTGTTGCAGTAGTAGCCGTTGGCGCGGCGGTAGTCGGCGGCGTACAGGCATACAAGGCAAAGCAAGCCGCAGAAAAAGCACAGGAAGAACTTGAAAAAGTAAAGAAACTTACAAACAAAAGCGACATCGACAACCGCCCGTTTTTGCGCGGAGCGTCAAACACATTGGCAACAGGCAACAGCCAGCCTTATATTATCGGGCGGCATTTTTTCACACCGTACCTTTTAAGCAAACCGTTTTATCAGATTACAGGAGAGGACGGCGCGGACGAATACACCTACACCGCGCTAGAGTGCGGATTTAACAAGCAGATTTTGCAGACCGTAGCAATAGACGACATCAAAATTAAGACATTCAACAGCAACACACCGCAAGAGGGCGCATATAACATTGACGCGGGTATTTTCGCAGAGGACGGAAAAATAGAGATTGCACAGGACAGCGCGTTATTGACCGCCCTGCCCGCCCTAAACTACAAAACGGAATCTTACGCCTGTAATGACGAAATCCCGCACGATAGCGATGTAGAAGCGGGTACACAGGAATATTTAACCTACACGCTCAACCCATACGCAAAAGATGTAGACATTGCTATTACATTCCCCTACGGACTTTATGCAATGAACAACGACGGCGACAAGATAGAAACACAAACAACTATCACGCCGCAATATTCGCTCGACGGCGGCACATCTTGGAATGACTTCACATTTAACAACAACGGAACGGCTACAAATACATTCAAGCGCAATGTTTCTACTAAAGAATTGCGTTATGTAGCCCACAAGGATTTTACAGCGGCGGACTATGCGGCGGTACAGGCAAACGGCGCGAACGCTATTTATATCAGAGTACGCAACGGCGGCAATGCGGGTGATAGTATGATACATAACGATTGCTATGTATTGTATTATCAGAGCGTTTGCTTTGACCCCGATAAAAGCGCGGGTGAATTAGTACCGTGTAAGATTGTAGAGGACAGGGAGCGGGCTTTCTGTACGATTTTAGGCTTGAAGCTGAAAGCGACAAAGATAAACGAGGATAAACTTAAAAAAATAAACATCGTAACTCACGGCATAGCCCGCACATGGAACGGCACGGCATGGAGCGCGACAAAGACGGCTACACGCAACCCCGCCGCATGGGTTCTTGAAATCGAAACCAGCCCAAGCCACCCAGCAAGCCGCCGCGCCGACAGCGAGTTAGATTTAGAGAGTTTGGGCGAATATTACGAGCATTGCGAAAGCAACGGTTACAAGTTCGACTGGACTATAACGCAGAACACAAAGAAAGATGATGTATTAAATTACATCATGGAAGCAACGGGCGCGTGTATTTATTACGACATCTACGGACGGCGGGCGATTGCGATAGACAGACCGCAGGAAAACGCGCTGGCAGTCTATAACCCGCAGAACATCATAAATATTCAGAATAAAAAGACATTCGGGCGGAGAACGGACGGACTGCGCATTAAATACATCAACAGTAAGGGCGATTTGTACCAAGAGGACACATATTTAGTAATGCGCGAGGGGCAGACGCTCAACCAAGACAGCCTTATTAAAGATATAACGGTAACAGGAATTACAACCTTTGAGCATATCGTGAAGTATGCCCGCCGCCTTATGGCTATAGAAGTATTGCGCCCGAAAACTACGATTATTGAAGCGGGAAACGAGGGCATTTTTTACACGCCATTCTCTAAGATTTTGGTACAGGACGACAGCCTTAAAATAGGAATCGGCAAAGGCTATACAATCCGCGATTGCGAGTGGAAAAGCGGGCTTTTAAAGAAAATCTACACAAACGAGCCTTTGACATTTGACCCAGCCAAAACATACGGAATCATTGCTAACTGCTTCACAGCCGACGGCGTGAAACCCGTATCAATCAAAGTGAGCGGCACGGGAACAACCAACGAATTAACGGTAAATACACAGATAAGAACCAGCGCGAACGCAAAACCCGAACAGGAAAACATTTTCAGTTTCGGCGAACTGGACGAAAACGGCGAGTTTACAAAAGTAACAACAGAGTACATCATCAGCCAAATAAAGCGGAGCGAAAAGGGCTTTAATTTGGAAGTTGTAAACTATAACGAAGCCATTTACGACAGTGGAACTATACCCGACTACAAAAGCAACATCACAGAACGAAAAACGGCGGAAAAAAAGGGAATCCCAGCCGACACGGTAACACACGCCGAACTGGAAGAAACCGAGAAGCTGGCAATAGACGCGGCGAACGAAGCGGCGGCAGTCGTAACGCAGGGCGTACATTTTACACAGGTTCACAAAATCAAAGATATTCACGGAATCGGCGACACCATAGAATCATTAAGAGCCGCGCTTGACGATGTACTGCGACAGGCAAATAACGGAATCAGCGTCACCGACGACAAAATAACCCTGCAAGTAGCCGACAGCGAGCAGAAAACCCGCGCATTGATTGAACTGACAAACGACAGGATTGTAGAAGCCGTGGAAGATATGAGCGAGAATGTCTACAGCGCGATAGAGATTTTGAAAAATCAGATTATTGCAATGGTAGACGACGACGCGCGGAACGCACAGGCGGGAATCAGCATTAGAGCCGATGAAATAATTTTACAGGTAGAAAACACCGAAAGCGAACTGCGCTCGACAATCGACATGACGGCGGGCGAAATCCTTGCACAAGTTGACGACATGAAAAGCGAACTGACGGGCTTAATTGATGTACAGGCGGGCGCGGTAACGGCATTAGTAGAGGGCGGCGGCGCACAAGGGCAGATGTCGCTTTCATTGGAACTGCCCGTGATGATAGACGCAACCACCCGCGCGAAGTTCGTACAGGCGGCAAGCGAGGGGGAAGTTTCGGCGGTATACGCACGGCTTGACGGCACGGACAACTACGCGATAAAAGGCAACGCCAGCAACGCGGCTGTAAAGGCTTTGTGGGATAAGGCAGTGGCGGCGGGGCTGATTGCAAGTCAGATAGATTTGACCGCTACGCAAATCCACATCAACGCGCAGAATGTGCAGATTGACGGTGAAACAATCATCAATAACGCAAAAAAAATAAAAGCGGCGATGATTGATGTAGATACATTGCTCGGTAATAACGCGTTTTTTACGGGTGAGATTTGGGCGCAAGAATCCCGTTTTGAAAAAGATGTATTCCTCCCGATGATAGAGTTTTGTCAAAACTACAGTAACGCCACGCCTATTGATATAGATATGGATACGGAAACGCCCGCTACTATTAAAACAAAACTTGATAATATTTTGTCGTATTCAAGAGCGATAAATATAGATTGGGACGACACCACAAACAAGCGCGTTTATGTTTATTCAGTTTCAAACGACAAAAGCCGCAAGAATATAACACCATATTCCAAAGCGTCATTTTATTTGCAGAAATACAAAGACTATCAAGAGGGTTTTACATATTATGAACTCGGTAGCGTTTCTGCGGGTACTATGTTCGGAAGTAATAGCCGCTTGTTAATATCAGTAAACAGTAATGGGACTGTATTTAAACATACTGCAATATCAGAAAGCAATAAAATTAAAATGAGTTATTACGCAAAAGAGTTTGGAGTTAATGCTTCGGCGTTTTTTGGGGCAACAATCGAGAGTAGACAAGGCTATCAATTTTATGAACCAAATCGCTTGCTTAATCAAAGCTATTCATACACACAACAAAGCGGTGATTTTTGGAAATATTGCCGTATGCTCGGAGTTTCAACTACACCGCGCTTATGCTGTGTAAAACGAAACGGCGGCAATTATGAAATAGGCGTTGTATACAAAGAATCTAGCAATTATGTTGTTAACATAGCAGGAGTAATGAAAATAACATTTACCGAGGGTAGCACCAGCAACAGCGGCGTTGATAAACTTATGATTTAA